TGACACCCCAATGAGATTGGAAGGCACTGGTACTGCTATTGAAGCTTATGCGGCAACTACCAGTGACAGTGATCCGTATGCTGCTACATTCTATCCCAGCTGCCAGACAGTGGATCTCAGCGGATCAGCAGTGGTTCAACCGCCTAGCCATATGATGGTTCGTACCATGATTCGCAACGACGAAATCGCATATCCATGGTTGGCTCCAGCAGGTACTCAACGCGGTGTGATTGACAATGCTGATAACATTGGTTACATTGATGCCACAACCGGTGAGTTCGTTTCATTGGGTGTGAATCAAGGTCTTCGCGACATTCTGTACGAAAGACGCATCAACCCAATTACATTTGTGCCCGGAGTTGGTATCACAAACTTTGGTAACAAAACTACCTATAGTTTGGATTCTGCACTGAATCGAATCAATGTTGGTCGCTTGGTAGCATTCCTAAGAGCAAGGTTACAGAGCATTGGTAAGAATTACTTGTTTGAGCCCAATGATCAAATTACTCGTAACGAAATCAGCAATTCTATCAACAGTCTCATGGTTGATTTGGTTGCCAAGCGCGGCGTGTATGACTTCCTGGTGGTGTGTGATGAAAGCAACAACACACCAGCTCGAATTGATCGCAATGAACTTTGGGTAGACATTGCTATCGAGCCAGTGAAAGCTGTGGAATTCATTTATATTCCGATCAGACTCAAGAACACTGGCGAAATTGCTGCTGGAGTTGTGGCATCGTCACAAACCGTCTAACGACATCGCTAGACCAGAAAATGGGGGTTTTGACCCCCATTTTTTTTGACCACTCAGACCATAAATAACACTATAGGAGATATGTAAAATGGCTGTGAATTCACTCTCAAGAATGACAGTACCGTTGGCCAGTGATCAAAGCTCGTCAACACAAGGTTTGTTGATGCCCAAACTCAAATATCGCTTTAGAGTGATATTTCAAAACTTTGGTGTGTCAACTCCTACCACTGAACTCACAAAGCAAGTCATGGACTTCAAACGTCCGTCAGTGAGCTACGATGACATCATCATCCCAATCTACAACAGTGAACTCAAACTGGCTGGCAAATACCACTGGGCCGAAGTTACCTGTAATCTCAGAGACGATGCCAGTGGCAATGTCAGCAAGTTGGTTGGTGAGCAGGTTCAAAAACAAATGGACTTTTTGGAAATGGCCAGTGCGTCTGCTGGTATTGATTACAAATTTACCACACGATTTGAAGTGCTGGACGGCGGCAACGGCGCATCTGAACCAAGAGTTTTGGAACAGTGGGAACTGTATGGTTGCTATCTGAAAAACGTAGATTATGGTGCCATGGACTACGGCAGCAGTGACCCAGTGACTATTTCTTTGACCATCTTGTTTGACAATGCTAACCAAGTGCCTGAAGGTTCTGGCATTGGTGGTGTTCTTGGACGTACTCTGGGAGACGTGGTCACTGGTATTGGTACTGCTCAGGTCTAAGCTACAGTACTATGTCATTTGGCCAGGACTTTCTTAGAGGGTTTGCCGGACCGCGTGGGCTTAAAGATTATGCCCACGCCAGTAAAACTTTTCTTACCAACGGATATGAACTTGTACCCAATTACAAGTTCATGTTCCATGTCAAGTTCAATCTCAACACCACACAGATACCTGCCTTGACTTCAGTGTTTAATCCCACTGAAATTGCTCAGATGGGACTCATGGTCAAAAACGTTCAGCTGCCCCAATTCACTGTTGACACTGAAGTGATGAATCAGTACAACAGAAAACGCATCATACAAAAGCGGGTTAACTATCAGCCAGTACAGATTGAGTTTCATGACGACGGCGGCGATTTGATTCGCACACTTTGGTACAACTGGTTCAGCTACTACTACAAAGATCCTGTGTACCAATACGGCAATGCTCCCAACCAGCCAGGCAGATTTGTTACTGACAGCCAACCAGGATTTGGATACGGCTATCGAGATACCTACGAAAAGCAACGATCTGGCAATGCCAACGACTGGGGCTACATGAATGAAAGCTACTACGATGGCGGAGCAGGAGGCGAGTTTGCTCAAAAGAAACCTTACTTCTTTTCAGACATTACCATTTATGGCTTGACACCCAATCGCCACAAATGGATCAGCTATGTGTTGATCAATCCAATGATCAGAGACTGGCGTCATGATCAGTACAATTACACCGAAGGTGGTGGCACCATGAGTAACTTCTGTACCATTGAATACGAAACAGTGAAATACTACAGTGGTGGGCTTGGTGGAGTGCGTCCTGATACCAATGTCAAAGGCTTTGGTGATCCAGCCTATTACGATACCATACCCAGCAGCTTGAGCAGACCTGGCAGTGGTGCCAGCGTGCTGGGACAAGGCGGATTGTTGGACGCTGGTATAGGCATTGCACAAGACCTACAAAATAGAAACTTCCTGGGCGCAGCATTGACAGCTCTCACAACTAGAAACACTTGGAAAGGCAAAAATCTTCGTGCTGTGATCAACGAAGAAGCCAATGTGGCTGCTAGGTCAGTGATTCAAAACAGTTTGCCTGGCGCTGTGAGACAAATACAAAACAATTCAGGTGGATTTTTGTTTCCACGTGCGCCCACATCCACTGCCACAACTGGCTTTGGCGGTGCTATATCTAGATCAACCACAACACAATAATGGCCACCGTAAACAATATCAATCCCAGAATTGACACCACTGTGCGAGTGTTTGACAGTTTCTACGGCTATGAAGAATTTGTGCCAGCTGCCGAATATGACATTGTGTACAGTTTTTTCAGATCAGTGGTACCAGATCCGCTGGCTGCTGGTAATTTTTCTATCAGTTTGTTTCGCATAGCTGACTCAACACAGACACCAGTGTTGACTCTGTTACAGACCATTCAAGAAAATGGTACCACTGCAATTCAGTTGACACAGACACTGACTTACTACCTCAACAACCTGCGTAGCCCAGCCACTTTACTGGGAGTTGGAGCTATCACAGCACCCAATCAATACACAGCAAGAAACGTGCTGGCATAAACCATGGCAAAGTGGGCACAAGGACCATACACAGTTCAAAACCCACAGAAATACGTGGGCAATAGAACTCCGAGATATAGATCAGGCTGGGAACTCAGTTTCATGCGGTTCTGTGACACAAACGATCATGTATTACAGTGGGCCAGTGAAGCCATACAAATACCATATCGTCATCCACTCACTGGCAAACAAACCATATACGTGCCTGATTTTTTGATCACGTATCGTACCAGAAACAACATGGTACGAGCAGAAGTGATTGAAATCAAACCCAAAAATCAAAGTGTGGTTGAAAGCAAAATGAACAGCAGAGACCGCGCTGTGGTGGCCATAAATTATGCCAAATGGGATCAAGCCACCAAATGGTGTCGACGCAACGGCTTGCTGTTTAGAGTGATCACCGAAGATCAAATGTTCCATAACGGTAAAAAGTAAGCCATAAATATGGCATGACCAAAAAACTTGAGGAATTGTTTGATCTGCCGCCTAGCGAACACGACGTACAAATTTCTTTGCCTGAGATTCCGCTCACCCAACAGGCCATTCACAACATTGACGACGCCATTGACAAAATTGATGCTGCGCTGCCCACAGTGCGAGATCTATCAGCCAGTGACGCAGAGCTAGACGAGCTGGCCAAAAAAGCCGAACAAAGCTTTGACGACCTTATGAATCTGGGCATGAATGTTGATTCAAGATTTGCTGCTGAAATCTTTGCCACTGCTGGTGCCATGCTGGGCCATGCGCTCACAGCCAAAACAGCCAAGCTCAACAAAAAACTCAAGATGATTGATCTACAACTCAAAAAAGCCAGACTGGATCAACAGGCTCCAGAGTCTGATCCCACACCCACTGGCACTGGACATGTGTTGGATCGCAACGAAATACTGGACCGCTTGCTGGGTGACAGACGCACAAAAGCCAAAAAAGAATAAATATCATATAGGGAACAGCCATGAAAACATTTCATCAGTATCTTGCCGAAAGCGAACGCACATACGACTATCGCATCAAGATTCTTGGGGACGCCGCACCTGATTTTGTAAAAAATCTCGAAGACAAACTCAAGCAATTTGACATTGTAAAAATATCCAAGCCCAAGACCACGCCAGTGATGAAGTTGCTGAAAGATTTTCCAGGCGAGGAAAATCAAAGTGTGACTTCCATGGAAGTGAGTTTTAGATATCCAGCCATTGAGCCTCAAATCATGCAGATTGCTCAGTTGCTGGGACACAATCCCAATCATGTGCGATTGTTGACCACTCCTTACGAAAACAGTCAGGACAAAGAACTGTCTGACATCACTGCGCAAAACAAGGACCTGATCAAAGACACTGACTATCCCAACCCAGATGCTGAACAAGCAGCACTGAAAAAAGACTATGGTGTAGAAGCTCACAAACATCAAGTGTTGAACAACGCTTACCGTTCAGATTTCACAGTGGCTGGAGGCAAAACACCACCAGCTCAAACCACCAACGATTTGCCACAGGGCACTGCTAGCCCAATCAGCAATATCAAACGTCCAGCTAGACCTGTAACAGGTGCTCAACCTCAAGGATAATGACATGACATTTTTTTACGATCTCAACAAACGATTGGCCGATCTAGACCGTCCACGAACACAGACTCTGACAGAGAGCAGCAAGATCAAAAAAGGCGAAGTTGACGAAGGACCAGAAGTGTTCAAACTCAAAGCCGATGCTGCTCGCCAAGCTGGCAAAAAAGAATTTCAAGGACCAGATGGCAAAACTTACCCTGTCAAAGAAGGCAATGACGGCAACTTGGCCAACAATGCCAAACCCTATGACAAAGTCACCCGCGGTGATGTCATAGCTGGGCGCTTGGGCAAAGATGAAATGGGTGGCAAAGCCAAAAAAATAAAAGAGCAAGGTGTGGCGGAAGGCCACAAGGATGACTGGGATGCCATGCTGGCTGATGTGGAAAAACGACGCAGTCAGCCCAAGAAAGGCGAAGTTACTCATGGTCACAAGCACGACATCACACAAGGAACTACGGATCCAAAATACTCAGGTATCACTGTAACTCGGCGTAAAGATGCTCGAGGTATCTCAGTGGGAGCTGACGATGACGAACAGCCCAAA